AAGTCGAGTAGTTGTTTCTACCTCAAGAAGTAGATTATCAATTGTTGCAGAGACGACAAGTTCACCAGACTCCAGATACTTGTAGTAACTTTGAAGAAAGGATGAGAATATAGGATGGTCATCTGCCACAAAGTCGGGAAGTTGACCATCAATCTGTGTGCTGACCTTATTGATTAGGTCTGGTGAATATCTGCCGTCAAAAGGTGCCATTAGTTATAGCTCGATGGTGCGGTGTAACCAGAAGTGGTTGTAAATGAAGTATTGCCTGAGTCGTTACCTTGAGCAACTGTATCAACAGATGCAGTCACAGTGGTATTCACCAAATCAATTTCAAGTAACTGATTTCTCTTTGGAACAATATCAAGTGAGTCTGGTGTAACAGTAATACGAATTTGTGTAGAAGTTGCACCGTCAACATTTGAAACACTATTAATGGATATTGGGTTAATAGATATAGTACCGGCAATATAGTCAATTGTTCCCGCCGTAGAATCAAGATATGTTCTTACACCAGAAACTAGATAATAAACTCTAATATTGCCGTTCCCATCATCATCAAAGAAAAATTCTGTTGTATTCTGACCAACAATACCAAATCCTGTTGATGCAACGATACCACCACCCATAGCATTATGTCCAGAGTGTGGGTTATATAATCTGTTATTGAAATAAACTTTATAAGATTTTGATTCTGCTAAAGTTGGAATAACGTATTTTGCCAAAGTAACATTCAATGAGTTACCAGTGATTGATGTATCTGTGTCATCAATCAATCCTGTCAACTTAGAGTGTCTAAACAAACCGTTAAAGGTATTGAGATTGTCTGTGTTATAATTTGTAATTGTATTACGAACATTGGATTCAATAGTTGCCTCACCCTTTGTTGTTGCGTTTGGATTAAACTTGACATTTGACTGGAGTATGAGGAAGAGTGTTTCTGGATCAACGATTACGGGAGTAATAGAGGCAACTGTATATTGTTGTAAGTTTGTCTTCAAAGTTTCTTTCTGTGTCTCAGTAAGATTTTGACCAGTGGTTGACTTGACACTAATAAACACTTTACCAAATTCTGGTGTGGAGGTCACACCAATACTTGTATCAAAAGAACCCGTCTCTCCACCAAAGACTGCAACTGCTTGAGTCTGTGCAAAGAGTTGTCTTACGAGAGTCTTATAATCCTCTGTCGTTACAGCTCTACCCTGTGAAGCATAATCCAAAGGTGCATTGAGTTTGATAGATTCAATTGACTCTGCTTCTGAACCACCGATAGAATTTTGAATTGTTGTAACAGATACGTTTGTAACACCATCAATTGCACCAGCAGATGTGAATATTGAAGCTCCGTTGCCATCCTCTTTGTTAGATACAACATACTGAAGAATTACAATGTTGTCATCTGACAATGCTTTACCAATAACACCATCTCCAAAGTATACTTCGAATTTACCAATCTCAACTTCTTGTAGAAAGTAAACATGACTTGTACCAGTAACCTGTGCAATGTCTGTTGCAAGAGTATAAGTTGTTGTAGTGGAGTCAGATGCAGAGTTCTGAACCTTAACTGTAAGTGTACGAGTATCTACTCTGTTATCGTTAATTAAGAATCTCTGTTCAACGTCTTGTGTGTCAACAGTAAATCTAGAAGTGACAAATGTTCCCTCGTAAAGAACAAGGTTAGAGAACACAACACTATTACCAATATTTGATGCAGTAATTTCTGTTGGATTAATGAATGTGTATGCATCACCTTCAATAGTTGTATTGAAAACTGTCCCAGCAGACATCGTTGCAGTTGGATTTGTGGTGTTCAATGCAACCTCGACAGTTGCAGTTGCGGCTCTTGCAGACTGTGGAACATACCCAAGTGTCTTTGCATGGGATACAACAGATGAACGTAGAGAAGAACTGTCAAGGAACATTTCATTTGCAAGCATATTCGCATTGAACGCAAGATAGTGAGTGTTATATGCAAGAACATCCAAAAGGATGTTCATACCAGAACCTTCAAAGTCGTAATCAGTAAACTCTGTCTGTCCCTTTAGAAATGTCTTGAGATTTCCTTTGATATCATCAAAGTCCAACTCTGTTACATTTAGTCGTCTTGGATTTGCCGCCATTATCGTAGTCTCTCTAATAGAACTGTGGTATCAACTAATTCTGTAGGAGCATTCTGTACATAAAACTCAACGGTGATTTCATATGCATTGCGGCCCAAGTCAGGGTTTGCCCGCACACCCACTAGTCTTGCTCTTGGTTCAAAATTCTCAATTACATCTTCAACCTTCTGTGATAATACGAATGCAGTGATAGGACTTAATGGTTCGAATAGAAGTCCACGAATACCAGAACCTATCTCTGGATGAAAGGGTTTCTCATAGATGTTGGTGAGAATAAGATTTCTCACAGACCTCTTGATTGCCTGAATACCATTTACCTTTGAGATATCCTTGGTTGCACTTTTCTTACCAAAGAACAAGTCTAGGTCTTTGTATACCTGTGCATCCCTATCAGTATCGATATTTCTAGACTGTGCATCAGAAAAAGTTGTGTTTAGAGATGCTCCGTGGGCCATGAGTAATCCTTTTTATATTATTTATACTCACTCGCAGTTTGTTTCATAATATACTTCTTTGGTGAACCCCATACGTCACTTGCATTAACTCGAATGAATCTTTTGTTTGTTTCGTTCTTGTTTGGGTTTTCGATTGTCAAAACAACATTCTTGTTCTTCAACCAAGCATCCTGTTGATTTCTAAACCTCTCCAATGGAGTTGTATCAAGACGAACTGCATTGCGTGTCTTCTTGTTTACGTTTGGTCGTTCTCCCTTTGAAACGTAATGTGTACCTTTACTCTTCTTACCTCTAGCCATTATAAAACTCCTTCACTGGCCTGTATGATGTTTCATACTCATCGCATAAAAGAACTTCTGATATAACCGCATCAATATTCTCTTGCCAAAAATTTAAAAACTCGTGTACTCTTGGATACTCTGGTTTAACATCCTGCATCTGCCAAATGAACTCTTGCAGAATGTCCTGATAATCAGGCATCCAATAAAGTATATTTAGTGTGACTATAGATTTTCTTTTTATAATCATTTTGATTCTGGATCGTAATTATCCCTGTATGAATATGATACTGTAAACTGTTTTCCTTTATACTTTTTGTTTCTAAAATCGTCATATATTAGTCTTCCACCCAAACGACCTCTTATTGTTTTTGCAAAGAATGTTCCTGTTTTAATTTCTGGATCACCTCTTCTATCTGTTGTATATGTTATTGATGTAAGATTGCCTGGATGATTGCCCTGCAAAGAATATGGTGTTGGTACTGTTATTTTATTACCGTCAATTTTTATAACATCACGCAAATTCTTGAAGTCTGGATGTTCCCATAAATGTTGTCCATGAATTCCATAAGTCTCTTTGTATGCCTTACCAATATTATCTTCAACGATACTAACTTCATTTTCAGCTAAGTTATATTGTGTCACCTCAATATATGAATCTGCGACAACATCAGGTAAAGTAATCTCTATTAACTGGCGACCAAAAGAGTCTCTTCCTTTATTAATACAATCAGCAAAATCAATATCAACCTTTTTAGAAGAAATTCTATGAACAAATCCATGAGACTGAATTCTAGGAGTTACATTAGATCGTTCCTCAACTGTTTCAACTTTTTTTGTAATAACCTTTGTGGTTCCTGCGGCAGTTGATATCTCTTTTACTTTGTTATCTTCTGTAACCTTATAAGAACCTGTAGATACAGTCAGTGGTTCATCTGTAGTTCCTAGAGGTGTGATATTATTATTAACTTCTGTGGTTATCTCTGTGGTTTTAGAAGTTACGTCAATATTCTGTACCACTACAGATACAGTTTCCGTTTCTGGTGCAACTGCTGCCTGCAAAACGTTTGTTGCTTTCTCTGTTGCTGGATTTGTACTACCCGCTTCCTTCTCTACATTAGGAACCACATTACAGATATTGCCACCAGAGACAATTGCAGACAGACCATCATTAATAAGTGTGCCTAAATCTTTTCCTGCGGCCGCAAGGTCTGCTTCAAACTCTTTTGTAATATTTGCAAGAGCAGATATATATGCGGGTGTGCCTGGTATGAGTTCAGACAATCCTTTGATTTCTGCCTGTAGATTTAGTTTTGGTAATTGTGGAATCTCAATGGACTGCAATTTTGCAGTTAAAGTATTAAGTTCTGTCTGTGCAGATGCAAATGCTGCTGCAGCAGTTGATGCTGCTTCATCAATCTTTGCTTCAATGTCTGCTGCAGCCTCGTCCAACTTCTTGAACAAATCGTTCATCTCTGGACTTGCACCACATAGATTTGAGTTTGCAAAATCTACCATCGTTTACTCCTATGGACCACAGAAAACGTCTGGACTTCCTGCCGCAACAGAAGTACATGCAGAGATGGCATCACCAACTCTTCCAGCACCCTTACTGTTTACAAAGACTGTGGGTGAACCTGTTGCAATTGGTGCAGCATGAGGTGGACAAGGTGCGCCAGGTAGAAGATGCACAGTGTTTACATCACCCTGTCTACTCCATGCAATACTATTTACGAATACATTTGAACTTCCTACTGCTCTGGTCATACCAGAACAGTGTGGTACATCTGCATCACCGATTCTTGTTGCTGCGGGCACGTTCTTTCTCCATTAATCCTTGTAGTCTTGAATTCCATTCGGAGATTTCTTCATGTTCTTCCTCAGTATGCGGTTCTGCCGCAATGTCTGGAAGAAACTTAATGACATGTTCAAAGTCATCTGGAATACTTTCCCAACTATCGTATGTTACTAACTCTCCATTTACTATAAACTGAAACTCTGCCATGTTACACCTATGGGTTAAAGTCAATTCTTGCACCAACAATCGTGACGTTACCTGTAGATGTATGGTCCCAAGTTGTTCCTGTTGTTCCAGCCCATGATGTTCCAACGGTCTGAATAAGATTTGTCTCTGTATGCATCGTCATTGTCTGTGCGGACTTGAAGTTCAGTGTCGTACCAGACTTCATGGACACAATACCAGAGATAGTTGACTGTGAAAGGTTACCACTTACGTCAAGCAGATAGTCTTTCGATGTTTTGATGTGAACACCTCGTTCACTTTCATTAGAGTCCATCTTCTTACCATCAACAGATAGTTTCCATTGACCGCCGACAACCTCAACACTAGACTTCTCTTTCGAAACAATCGTGTCACCACCGATACGTCCCTTCACATCGTCCTTGATGTTGTATGCATGGTTACCAACAATCTCTTCCTCACGGTTACCACCGATAGGCTCACCAGTTGTTGGGTCAGACTTTGCACCAACCTTAATTCTTTCGTTGCCGTGTATCTTTCTATAGAAGTCACCTTCGACTTCCAGTATGTAATCACCCTTGATAAGTTGACGAACAGAACCCTCTACAGTGATATTCTGTGAACCCTTAATGACAATGTTCTCACTACCGATAACAATCTCATAGTTGTCACCGATAATCTTGGTGACCATATCACCATTTGGATGTATCTCTTCAAATGTTCCTGTACGGTGTTGCCGATACAGTCTCTCTGCGCCTGGACTGTCATCAATCTCCATGATATGTCCAGATTCAGTCTCCACAACATGATTATATGGATAGGCACCAGAAATATAGGGATCAATGTTTGATGCAACACCCTTTGGATGTGGTTCTTCCCAAAATCCTCTTGTCTCTGCTTCTGCGGCGTCAGATACACTTGCAAGATTTGGTTTGGTTGCAGTGGGAATACCTGTTTTATCGTTAGGGTCTGTAGGTTCTGTTGCAGGAGCAGGATTACCACGCAATCTGCGTGTTCTACGATCTATAAGAGCATTGTGAGACTCAGATAACTTACCTCTGGCCAGTCTATTGGTATCTGATTCACCTATGTCATGACCACTATTCCTCTCGCCTGGATATGGACCATACACAGGATTCATTCTGTAGTCGTCTTGTGCAGAAGAATCAGAACGAGGATCATTGAATCCCTCTGATGGATTTGCTTCTTCTTGTGGTCTGCCGGGGAGAGAACCAATAATCAGTGGTTGTTGAAATTCGTTATCACGAAAGAACCCAACAACCCATGCACCTTCAACTAACCATGAAGGTGTAGAACCCAATCCTTGCATGGATGGGTCTGTTACGGGGTGCATCACATGCGCCCAAGGTAAATCGGCCGTGGGGAGTGCAACAACATCCTCAGTATGATAACCAAGGCATCGCACCCTCACACGGCCGACTTGTTGTGGATCATTTCGGTCTTCGACAACGCCGACAAACCAGTTAAATCCGTCGAGTCCCATGAAATAGTTAGTCTGCATGGGACTATTTATAAAGGTTAATGTAGGTCTGGATCGCGACCGAGACGTTTCTCTACGGTACTCCAGTTGTACTTAAGTACTTCAAGTTTCTTGTCTGGATTTTGCACCTGTAATTGCTGAAGAACCGAATCTGCTTCTTCTTTATCCAGATGCTCTGCCATCGTAGACACGATCTTGTACTTTTCCAACTATCTACTCCCAATTACCAGATGCGTTCTGTCTTCTCCACAGTTAAATACCGTATGCAGAGATGTTGTTTTTGTCTCATACACCACACCATCCGCTGGTATGTGATACGTTTTACTGTCTCTCAAACCACCTTCGGGTGCATTTGGAAAGAACATATACGCATGTGGATTCGTAATCAGAGCCATATGGTAACGATTAGTTTTATCTTTATGTAACGAGTAAGTGGTATGCTTTCTTTTCATCATGAAGCGAGCACGCACACCATTCAAATCACTTATGATCTCTTCAAAGATAGTTCCCCTGTACAAAGGAACTATAGTATCATAGTTTGACTCTTCCTTACTAGTGTTTCTAAAAGACCCGCACCCACCGATCCACATATCTTCGGTAGAGTTAGGGTCATATTGCAGGCAACTCTGCTGACTTCCATCATCAGAGGTATGCCATACAATATCACTTTGAATTCTATCCCATTCCATAAGAACACGATCAATGTCGTACTTATGGATTGTGGGTGTCACATATGGGTCAAATTCATTCATGCAGGGGTATTTAGTATCCGATAATCTCTGATGGAAGAATAAAGTCCAGTGAACCACCAGAACCCTCTACTTCGATATAAACCGAGTCAAGAGACTTACCCTTAATGGGTACATACTTCTTCAGCTTCTTGGAATAGGTAAGAAACACCCCATTTTCCAACTTCACATCATCATACGAATCCTTATCCGAACCAATCGCACAGATTTTCGCGATTTTCGACTCGCCGTATTCACCCACATAGGTCACTACTTCACCGATATTCATGTCTTTGATCCTTTCTCTAGAATATCACCAATCGCACAGGATATACTTGAGGCTCCTGCAAACCTATTCTGTATTGTCGGGATAACACCGACACATTCTTCCATTGTTTTCACACCGTACATACGAGATGCACTCAAAGTTACCTCTACACCACTCAGATAGGTAATAATCATTAATATCTCAATCATACTGATATAATCCAATAGAATAATGCACCATACACAATCATACCCAAAGTAATGCATCCCAGAATTGCAGAGATCACTTTGAATGTTATCACAGGATGGCGTATCAGGTAATACACCGCAAACCCTGTAAGAAGTAATATCAATAATCCTACCATAATTCCAATGCTCTTCCATTACCCACGATGATGAATAGACAGGTAACAATATGTAGAAGAACCCACACAGTTCGTATCAGAGCAACCCTGTCTGCCTTACGGTTATCAGAGTATGCCTTTGCACCTATTGCTTTACACCAGTAGTTCCACATTATATAATCACTCTACCATACTCTTTCGAGATTGTCAATACAAAATTTAACTAAAGGCGATTAAACTTAACAATAGACTGTTCAAAG